ATAATATGATTTGAAAAACACCTATAGATACATTGAAAACAATCTATAGAAGATTCCAATTAACATTATCATGTATTACTAAAAAAGTCAACGAAAACACGTTGGAAAATGTGACAAATTAACAAGGTGATACAGTAAGGAAAGATAAGTTTTAGAATGAAATTCGACAAAGGGAATTAAAAAAATTCTCTTGCCGAATTTCTTTTTATATATGGCAAGAAAAGAAAAGCGTGCAAGAGTGTAAAAAGCTCTTGCACGCTTATTTTATTTCAAGAGAAAGGAGCGGGAACGGTGGCAAGAAAATACAAAAGATTGCGCTATGAAGATAGGCAAGTAATAGAGGAAATGAGCCGGGCGGGCAGCAGGGTGGTGGATATTGCAACTACTTTAG